GGGTGGCCACGAAGGCCTCAGTCTTCGGTCAGGACCAAGGCACCCGAAGCGAACGATGGCGTGTCGCCGTTGAGCACGGTCTTGGAGGTGGTGAGTGCCCCCCACATCAACTGCACGGGTGTGCTGTTGCACACGGCGAAGCCGGTGACCGCCGAGCCGCTGGACCAGTCGGCCGAGGCGGTCGGGTAGGTGAGCACAGCGTTGGTGGCACACGTACCGGCACCCGAGGTCGGCGCAGCCCACTTCGACTTCGAGTCCACCTGGGCGTACGAGCCGCCCGTGACCTCAGTGCCGTTGGACGAGTCGGTCGGGTTGGCGGTGAACAGCTTGACGGGAACGGTGGTGAAGGCCGTCGAGGTGATGAGGGTGCTGGCTTGGCCAGTCACCATCTTCAGAACATCGACTTCCCAGGCGTCAGACTTGGAACCCATGGTTCATACTCCTTATGCGACGGCCCTCGGGCGGCTGCCCGTGGTGCGGTAGTAGGCGTCGAGGGCGTTGGCGACTTCACGACCGGCCTGCGCCAGCGGCACCAGGGGATCAACCTTCACGTTCACGTTGATGATGTGGATGACCGGCTGCTGCTGGCCCGCTGCCAACTGCATGGTGCGGCCAGCGGTGAGCACCTGCGATCCACCGGGGAGGACCACCGTCTCCCGGCCCGCTTCACCAACGGTGTAGACGCCGGTCTGGTTGATGGGACCACCGGACATGACGGCCTGCGCCTGACCCCGAGTGGTGCGGATCGGGATGTCAATGGCGTCGGCCTCTTCCTTGCGCCGGAAGGCGGCAGCGCTCGACTCAGCCGGGGAGGTGTCGGCATGCACCGGCACCTTGACCGGCTTGCCCGACTCATCGAGTCGCCACGTCGTCAACTCACCCGAGCCGGTCGCCGTGTTGACGTGCGTGTCGGCGGTGACGCCCTTGCCGTCGTTGGTGAGGATGCCCGACAGCACGGCGTAGGCCGCTTCGTAGTCGCCCTTGTTGGTGTCGGCCAGGAACTCGGTGCGGGCCTCGACGGGGATGTTCGAGATGTCCACATGGAGGTCAGCGATCTTCTTGCGGGCCTCGTCCTGCTTGGCCAGCACGATTGTTGTCTCAACCTGTTCGGGCGTCAGGTTCAACTGCTCGATGTAGCCCTCGATCGAGTCCTGGCTCAACCCGGCCTGCGTCATCTGGGCGATGAGTTCTTCCCGGTAGCCCGCCGCCTTGGTCCGCACCGAGTCGAAGTTGCCCCCGGCGTTGGCCAGTTCGGCCGACAGGTTCTCCCCGATGGCCTTGCCCAGCGGCTCCAGAGCGTCCAGGACGTTACGCCCGTCCTCGCTCAGGCTGGTGAGGTGGCCGCCCGTCTCCAGGAAGTCCTGGCCCGCATCGTGGACCGTCTTGCCCAGCTTGGAGAAGCCGTCCTCCACGTCGGCGGCGCTCTGATGGAGAGCGAAGAAGCCGGACTCCTGAGCGGCGAACACACTGCTGAAAGAGTCCGCCGCCTGCGTGCCCTCATCCCACGTGGCGTTCAGGTGCTCCATGGAGGACCGAAGGTCATCGACGGCCTTCTTCTCGTTCTCCTGCGCCTTGGCGAAGTCTTCAGCCGCCTTCTTGGCGGCTTCGTCCTTCGCCTTTGCGTCCGCCTTCTCCTGGTTCAGCTTCTCCAGCGCCTGGCGGGCGGCGTCGTCAGTCTCGATCGCCTTCTTGGTCCCCTCGACCTTGCCGTCGATGGCATCGAGCGTTTCCTTCTCGACCTTGACCCGGTCCCGTAGCTCCTGCGTGGTGATCCCGAGGGAATCGGCCACTAGCTGCTCGGCCTGGGAGGCAGCGACAGCAGCGTCATTACCTGAGGCACGTGCCTCAGCGGAGTTCATCTGCGCTGTGGTGACGGTGGCGAGGGTGTCAGTCAGGCTCTTGTAGTCGTCCCGCACTCGGGAGATCGCCGGGCTGGTACCGCCCACCATCTCGGTGGCCACATCAGCAGCGCTGACGCCCAGATCGTTGAGATGCCCTGTCAACTGGGGCGTCTTGTTGATCAGGTCCTTCAGGTCATCAGCGATGGCGTTGAACCGAAGGTCACTCGACGCCGAGTCCAGGTCATGGAAGGCCTTGGTCAGATCCTCGGTGGTCTGCTTGGCCACCTTCTGCTCGGTGCTGAGTTCGGTGAAGTGCCCGATGATGACGGGCAGCAACGCCGACAGCGCCGCCAGGCCAGCGATGGGCAGCACCACGGTGCCGAAGCTGGCCAGCACCGAGCCGAGGCCTTCACCGGCCAGCGAGGCGTCGGCTGCATACTCAGCAATCTGACCGATGGCGACACCGGCCGACCCGGCGACGCCACCAAGCTGGCCGAGATCCTGAGCGCTGTTGCCCACCATGTTGGCCAGGGCACTGCGGGACGAGTCGGCGCTCTTGCCAAGTTCCTCGGTCTTGGTCTTCGAGTTGTCGAGGTTCTGGTTGAGCTTGTCAACGTCGTCGGTCTTGATGGTGATGTCGATCGTCTCGGCATCGACCTGCTTCACCTCGGACTGGATGCCTTCGAGCTTCTTCTCGACCGTGTCGAGTTGGTCGGCGTTGATGCGGAAGGTGATCGTGTCCTGGCCGAGCGCCTGGACCTTGGAGGCCGTCTCCTTGACCTGGCTGGTGACCCGCTGGAGCGCCGACTCGATGGACTCGTCCGGCTTCAGCCGGAGGTCGATGTCGTAGGGCTTCTTGGTGGCGTCCTCCACCTTGCCGGTGATCTGGTCGATCTTCTTGGACGCATCGTCCTTCACACCGATTTCGAGTTCGACCTTCTCAGCCACGGCTCACGCTGCCTTCTGCACGATGGTGTGAAGCATCTCGCCGCCCCACTTGGAGGCGTCTTCCTTGATGCGCTTCGAGGCCCGGGTGAAGGTGTTGCGGGCCTTCACGTGACCGTGACGGACGTAGTTGCGCACGTTGCCATCCGAGAACCGCAACTTGTGCTTGCGGCTCTTACGTGGCTCGTACCAGCCCGCCTTGTGCGACCCGGCCTCGACCAGCATCCACGGTCCGGCCGGGATCGCCTTTAACGTGACGATGCCCCCGCCGATCGTTGTCTCAACATCCATCTTCACCCGACCCTTGGCGAAGTTGGAGAGGATCAGGTCACCACCCGTATCCCTACGGCCCTCTTCGAGGATGATCTCCTTCGCCCGCTCACCGATGTCGGTGAGCAGCTTGGGGAGGTCGCTCAGATCACGCTCGATCTGGCGAAGGCCAGCCAGGGAAACGGTGGTCACGGATCACGCCACGCCTGTCACCCAGGCGGTGCCGCTCCAGTGAGCCTGGCCGGGCACGCCCGACGTGGCGGTCTGCACGTACTGGCCGACCGTCCACGCCGTGAGCGGCGACGCCACGACGGCGTTGGGCACGCCAGCGATGAGGTCGGCCACCGAGTTGGGCAGATCGGAACCGGCAGGCGTGAACGAACCCGGAAGGCCTGCGGTGGCCCCGGTCGCATGGACACGCACGGCGACCTTGGTCGGCTTGCCGATCAGCGGGCACGAGATCGAGGCCTGGAGCGGCGTACCGGCGTCACCGAGGTAGCTCGACGCCACCAGCCAGCACTCGCCCTGCATCCCCATCACCGAGGGGTCGTACGGCTGGATCAAGAACCACTTGCGCTTGGCGTCGTTGTCGAAGAGGTACTCCGAGACGGACCCGGCCGTGGCGATGGCCCCCCAGTCCTGGAGCAGGTTCATGTCGAGGCTCCACGACGTGGCGGCGGGAGCCTGCGACTCGGGAGCGCAGAACGTCGCCGGGACGGTCTGGAGGTTGGCGTTGGCGTTGACCGCCGCCGACACGACTTGGCAGGTGAAGTCGGGAGCAGCCGCCAGCCCGCCCTGTGTATCAGCGAACTGGACGCTGGCGTCCTTGATGACGAGCACGGTTTGGGACATGGAGACTCCTTGGTGTCACAACCAGATCTGGACGGTGAAGCGGACGGCCTCGTAGGTGGCCTCGGCCAGGTTCTCCTCGATCACGTCGGAGGAGGTGACCAACAACTGCGCCCAAGGACCGTGGACGGACTCCAGCGACTCCTGGAGGGTGGACTGAGCGTCATCGGCGGCGAGGTGGCCGCTGGGTTCGTGCGCACGGCTCACGTAGACCTTGACGAAGACCTCGGCCAGCGTGAGGCCGATGCCGGTGCCCTTGCCCATGTTCTCGTGGTAGGTGCAGCGGAAGCTGCCGACATCGCCCTGAGGCGGCACGACATCGGCAGCCACGTTGATGGCCACCGAGCGCATCCACGTCTCGATGGCGGTGCGGGCATCGCCCAGGGGCTTGCTCACCCGAACACCAGAGCACGCCAGAAGCTGATCCCGTTCTCGATGTCCGGGTCCATGGTGCTGACCCGAACAGGGCCGAAGTCGCCCATTCCGGCCACTCCCTCAGGCGAGGCCCGGCGCTTCACCAGGCGAGCAGCCTGGAGCAGAGCAGCATCAGTGACCGGCGACGGCCACGGATCATCGAGGGGCATGCACGACTCGGTGATGAGCGTGTTGGCGGCGTCGGTCGCCATGTCGATCACGCCCTGGAGATCAGCAGGAACGGGACTGCTGATCCCCATGTAGGCGATCACGTCGGCCGAGTCGATCAAGGCTCAGGCCCCCAAGAGGATCTTGATGGCGGCGTCGGGGCGGCGGGCGGCGAACGCTGCGAACTCGAAGACGGCGTAGTCCACGCCGAGCTTCGTGGGGTTGTTCACGTTCATCGTCTGGTAGCCCGACACGAAGGTGGTGAAGGCCAGGCTGTTGCCGAGCACGCCATGCGACGCCGTCATGTTGGCGTCCACCGCCACCCGCAGGCCACGCACGTCGCCCTGTGGCGTCGTGAAGCTCATCTGGCCCATGGGGTTCATGGCGTTCACGTTGGGGAAGAGCGGACGCCCGTCCGAGCTTGCAGCGCCAGCGAAAGCACCCCACAGCGAGGACCCCATCACGAACGTGTCGGGGAAGATGCGTGAGGCCTGGAACATCGCAGCGATGGCGTCGGCCAGGAGCTTGTTCCATGCGGCCGGAGCCGCCGCCGACAGGGTGATGGCCGACGTGGTGATAGCCGTCTCGGCCGCTGCGACGGCATCGGTGTCCATGACGATCGCCATCTGCTCGGCGTACAACTGGAGCATGAGCGAGAGGTAGCTCGGGTCAGTGCGCTGGAGCACCTGGACCGAGACATCCTCGCCGCCGCCGTAGGTCAGCACCGAGGTGTTGGCCTGCGTGACGGTGGTCTTCCGGCTGGACACGTCGGTCTTTTGGGTCGTTTGTTTGCCGACAAGCGGCCGCTGGGTGATCGTCGGGTAGTTGATCACCATGCCGGTGTCGGGCAGCGGCGCAGTCGAGAACGCATCGATGAACGGGCGGCTGGCGTTGATCGTGTCAGCGATCGTGGTGATGTAGGACGGCGGCACGAGGCCGGGCACGTCGGTTGTCAGCACATCCACGATGGTGCGGTACACGTCGCCCTGACGCAGTTCGAGCGCCAGCGTCATCTCGGCCATCGCCTGCCAGATCTCGGGCTGGACCTCGCCGGGCGTGGCGAGCGCATGGGCGTAGTCACCCCACGAGCGGAAGCGCTCCATCGGGTTGGGCTGGCGGCGGGCAGGAGCACCGCCACCGGGCGCAGGCTGGTACACCGGCACGTTGGCCAGAGCGTTGCCGCCAGCGGCGAGCGAACGCTCCAACTCGACCGTCTCCTCGATGCGGGGCTGCATCGAACGAAGCTGACCGGCGAGGGAGTCGAGTTCGGCCTGCTCCATCTCGGTGATCTCGTGGCCCTCGGCGGTCACCAGGGCTTCGAGCGAGCGGTAGCGCTCCTGGGTGGTCGTGTACGTCGAACGAAGCTGGTCGAGAACGCCAGGCATGGGAACCTCCGTGAGGATGGTGAAAGAACCCTCACGGGGCCAAAGCCGCACCGTGCAGGTGCGCACACTATGACAGGTGCATGGCCGAAACGTCGAGAGGGAGCCGAAGCTCCCTCTCCCAAGCCCTGCATTGCCTTGCCACGCCTAGCCCAGCGGTGCCCCGCTGAACCCTGCCTCACCTAGACCAACGACCCTACAGAGACGGAATCTCGTACCCCAACAGGTCATCGATTCCCTCGGGGCGCACGAACGTCGGCACCTCGGGCGGACCGCTGCGAATAGCGAGCACCTTGGCGTCGCCGTACTGCGGCGTGCGGGTCAGGCTGAGTTCTCTCAACTCGATCTGCGAGCGCCACCACGGTGGGCCTGAGCGGGGCTGATTGCGCACGATGCCGTAGCGGATCGAGACGCCCGTCTTCTGGTTGGCTCGCAACAGATCAAGCTCACGGTCCCCCTCGGGCGTGGCATCCATCGTGGCCGAGAAGACGAGGCCGTCCTCGGCCTCAGCGAAGCCAACCAGCCCCACTCGGTCATCGAAGTGCTCGTCTCGAAGCTCGAAGGTGTTGCGCCGTGCCCGCAACGTCTGCGTGGCGGCACCACGCCGGAAGCCCTCGTCGTAGAACGTGCGCCCGCCGTCGTCCGTGACTTTGTACAGCCGATCCCAGGCGAAGGCCATGCCGTCGAGGCGTCGGCCGACCACGTCCACCTCCGTGGCGTCCAGGGGCATCGAGCGGCAGACTTCGAGGATCGTCATGGTCATGCACCTCCTGAGCGCACGGGTGGGCGACGGCTGTGAGCGGGCACCGCCACGGTACGACCGACGCCACCCGTGAGCGCCGGGGCCGCAGGCGGGGGAGCGCCGGACCCGGCCGGTTCGGCCGACGTGCTGGCTCCTGCATCCTGCGGCGACGGAAGCTGAGCGGGCGAGGCACCGGGAACGGGCGGCGGCAGTGCGGATGGCGGCTGCGCCCACGGCTCATCGGCCCAAGCTCCGTAGAGCGGCAACTGCTCCTGCGAGCGGCACTCGTTGAGCGTGCGGACGCCGGTCGCCAACTGGATCTGCTGGACCTGCGCCCGGGTCATCGAATCAGCCCACAACATGGTGGAGCGGTCGAACGTGGGGAAGTGCCCTCGGGGCACCAGGAAGCGGTACGCCTGCTGGAAGCGGTCCAGGTACGGACCGATGCTGGTGAGCAGGCGCTCGTAGGCCCGCTGCTCCCGGTTCGCATACGTCATCGAGCTACCGGCCGTGGCGTCCAGGTCCATTGGATCGAGGTTCAGCGTGTAGGCGATCTCTGCGATGTTGAACC